CCACAATGGGATAAGTAGAACATCTATCAAAAGGATGTACCGGCATCATATTTTTGCCAACTTCCATTTCACTTACTAAATATGGACCATCAGCGGCAATGCTTTTACATAATTGACAAGCGTTAGGCTCAGTTACCCAACCATATTTCTCGATATCCGCATCTAGATAACTTTCCTTTTGTACGCCGCTTTGAACTCTTGTTGTTTCGGTTACCATCAAACGTTGTGTATTAAACTTAGTATTCTCTCGTCCTTCTTCAGTTAGAAACTTACTCAGTTCAGATGCCAACTGTTTAGGGTTTCTACCCATCGTCACACTTCGAACAAGCAACTTATCTAAATCTGCTTTCAGCTCTGCTTGATACATCCAAAGCCGTTCGCTAAACGTTGCGAATCCATCCGCTCGAAACGAGCTGTTAATCACTTGCTCCACTAATTTGGCATAACCGCTTTTAGCGATCGTCATTTCTAGGATGCCTGCTTGTCGTTGCAGTTCTTTCAAGCCTGCACTGGTAAGCTCTCCTGAGAAATACTTGTCCATATCGTTAAACGTAGCTATCAGCTCAAGTCCAATATTTGCTTTCAGTAATTCCAAGCGATTGACACGCATTGTAAGGTTGTATAGTTTCAACTCCTTGTTTGCGGTAGGTGAGAAGTCTTTCTCCTTAACATACTTCTTAGCCTTGCGAGCAAATGCTTTTACATCCATTTCGCTAGCACGTTTCATCGCTTCGCTACGAGTGATTTTCTGCCCGTTGGAAAAACTATCCCACTGTGCGTCTATCTCTTTCTGTATCGCATCTTGTGCATATTGCAGGCGCTTCTTGATCTCGTTCATGCGTTTCTTGTCATCTTTAATCTGTTGCTCTTGCCAAGCTTTTTCCCTTTTGATGAAGTAATCTTGTGATTTCACTTAATCACTCCCTACCAAGAAAATCTGACTAACTCAATTTTCGCATCAATCGTATGCTTATCCTCGTAATCCTCAACAGTAAAGCCGCCATCTTGAAACTCTTTGCGGATATCATCTGTAATGACGTCTTTGCCATAAAAAACTTCATTGCGACCTTTTTTCATTTCTTCAGCAATAGCATCTTTAATCTTTTCGCTATCCTTCTTTTGGTACTCGTTCATCATCTGTTCTTTGAGATTCATTTTTGGAAACCTCCTTAGGTCTTGCGTATTTTTCTAATGCAAAAAGATATACTGATATGTTAGATAAAAGAAGAATAACAGCCATCTCGATTCCAAATGCATAATAAAAGAAAACGGCAAACGCAAAATTTATAAGTTTGAAAACTCTAATTTCATCGTCATAACTCATCTTCTTTATTTTCTTTTTCATCTTCAACCTCCTTGTCGCTATCAAACACACCTCTGTCTGCTGGAGTTTCAGCTTTTATTCGTTTTAGCTCTGCATTTACATCTGGAACAAATGAAGCAAGTCCGAGGATAGTCTCTTGGCTCAACTCCGCTCCTGCATCAACAAGCGCTTTAAGCTCTTCTAGAATCGCTTTAGGTAGATTAGGTGTAAATGTAATACGCATACCTTTCAGGTCAGAGTTTTCCAATTCTGCGATGCTTGATTTAAGGTTAAATAAAAGACGATAGCGTCGCATCAGGCCTTTTTTAAAGAGCCGTTGCTTCACTGCCGTCATCTGTTCGAATCCGAATAGTTTATATTTCATTGCTTCACCAGATTGCACACCTGAGAAGTTATCATCTGTTAAATCAGGGACCATCGAAATCTCGTGGATATCTTTCCTCACACGGTCTTTATAAGCTTCTACGCCATTTACATCATATTGCTTATAAATATAGCCAGCTGTCACAGATGTTTTATTGCCATTGATATCTGTGCCAGACTCAAGGAGCAACATGTTTGCATCCTTTTGCTTGGCTGCATCTTCAGTAGTTAAA